AATCAACCATAAAGAACACTTCACCACGACAATTTGCCCAAGAATTCGGTAATGAATTTCTAGGCACTGGGGATACTTTGATTGAAGGCGAGGTGTTGATGAAACTTCGCGGTATTGACCCCATCAAGACCTCCGAAAAGGATATGTTTAGATTATATAAAGAACCTATCAAGGAACACGATTATATTATGATGGTTGATGTGGGTAAGGGGCGCGAGCAAGATTATTCAACCTTCTCGGTCATAGATGTTTCGGTCGCGCCATTCGAACAGGTTGCGACATATCGTAATAACCGGATATCTCCGATTCTGTTTCCCGATGTAATTGTAAAATACGCAAAGGCATTCAATGATGCTTATGTGGTTGTTGAATCTAATAACGAAGGTTCATTGGTCACCAAAGGTATCTATTATGACCTTGAATATGAAAACATGCATGTTTCATCTTATACCAAAGTGGACGACCTCGGTATTGAAATGAATAAAAAAATCAAACGTCTGGGTTGTTCTGCCATCAAGGATATCATTGAAGGTAATAAGATTAGATTATACGACAAAATGACCATCAAAGAATGTACTACCTTTGTGGCCAAGAGAATGTCATACGAGGCCTCCGCAGGAAACCACGACGACCTTATGATGAATTTGGTGTTATTTGGTTATTTTACCCTCACTGAAACTTTCGAACATTTGACAAATATCAATCTGAAAAATATGATATTCGAGACTCGTGCCAAAGAAATCTTGGATGATGCTCTATCATTCGGCATATCATATGATAATGGTATAGATTATGCCGAACAACAGGAGGAATTAGAAAGAGGTCCTTCCTTCTCCTTTGAGGTTATCGAAGATATGTATTAAGGTTCATCATCCGTATCAGGCAATAGAATCAACTAAAATTTACGTGGGATTGTTGATACCAATGAAGATTTCCCGGTTCATCTGCGTAGCGATTGGGGTCGGTCATATTCTTCACGACTTCTGGTACATATGATTGCCATCGCTGATTTGCGAAAAAATCTTCTTCTGTAAGATGCTCAATGCCCATTCCCATATATCCAAATTCTTCAAGAAATTTTCTAGTAACGATTTCTTTTTCGGTCTTGTTCAGAACACCAGGAATATACTCCAAATGACCATCTTCAGTTTTCTCAAACGTAGGGTGAACTTCGTAATCCTCTTTCTGCGGATATGCCCGTGTAATCATCATAGAAATGGTCATACCTTCGCCAGTAGCAGAATATTCACTTACCATGTAGTGTAGCATCTAGTTCGTCTCCCTTTGCGATTTTTTTACCCAATTCCCGCATTTCCTGCGCATTTTCTTGAATTCTCTTACCAACGTTTTCGCGCTGTTCTTCGGTGAGGTCTTCCCAGTCTGGACCATCTTTTCCTGCCCATTCTAATGAACGTTCATATTCTTCTTTGCAATGATGATACCAAGACAATCTCATAAATTCTTGCCTGTTCTCTTTACTCATATTCTCCCAACCAGCCTCAAATAGTTCGGGCCAAGGCGATTCTTCAAACCATCGCTTAGTCACTTTACGATTCCTTTAATTGTGTCATGATTTTGCCTTTCTGGCTTTCTGAAGCCGTTCAAACATTACCAACCAAGCGTCGGGTCCTTTCGCCTTGATAACAGGCAATTTGACTTTGACCTTGTGGATTTTGAACAACTTTTTGAGTTCTTTCGCTTTGTCGGGTCCCATGAATGCCGAGATCAATTTCAACAAGGCTTCGACAAAACTTGCGTCATGATGCATATATCCGGCATTATGAACCATTTCATGTATCAGGACATATTCGTTCATACCCGATTGCCGATCAAGGGTGATACCCCCGGTGTAACTACATTGCCCGGCGGTGTTACCTTTAAAATTTTTACATTGGATAGGAACCAAACATTCGGGAGTTCCCGGGCGATTGAAGATTTTCCGCCATGCGGCAGATTTCACAATCTTTTTGGCGTACCGTTTCACGTCTTCGATATCTTCAAAATATTCCATAGGGTGTGTGGATTGTTTTGAGTATTTTAACCGAAACCAATGTTCAGCCTTGTAAACTTTAGACTGTTGCGAGTCGGACCAAGCGGTCTTACCGCGGGATGCCAGACCTTTTTTGTAAGTGATTTTGTCCAAATAATCCAGATATTTCTGGATTACATCATCATGCCAGCCACATTCGCGGCAATAATCGATAATTGGTTTATAATCTGCGCGGTAAGAGCTAATCATGTTTCCCTCTCTTTCAGTACTAATATAAGTACTCCGAGCGTAAATGTCAACCAGTGACAAGCCATTTAATGAACTTTTTTGTTATCGGTTTTTCAAGAGCATATGCTTCAACTTCCCAAGGGTACGCAGAATAATCATGCCCGAGGAAAGCTTTACCTTTCCAACGGCGAATCCATTTGAAATTGGGATTATATTCTACAACATATTCTTTGCGTACATATTGTTTTACATGTACCATTTCGTGACACAAAGTTTCTACCAAATGACAAACATTATCCACTTTCATCATCAATGGGTTTACCGTTATGCAAAATGACTTATCATCTACATGAACACATTCCCCAGCATAAGGCGTACCTTCCAGTTCCTTATCAAAGGTGACTTCAACTTCGATGTTACCTTGGTCAGGCATAAAGTGATTAATGCAAAAATAAACCACAGCCTCGGTTATTTGGTCCACTCTCCGTGTTCCGTTTACAACATCAACTATGTGCATAATGTTTCCCTCTCTTACAGTACTAATATAAATACTATAGGCGCAAATGTCAACCCCCTAAAAACTAAATTTTTATAAATACTACACAATGATAATCCTTATTATGATTCTTATCAATTAACCAAACATGAGGTAAAGACATGGCATTATTTACTCCATCGGCATCTCCTAGCGTGACAATCAAAGAGATCGATTTAACTGGTGTTGCTCCAAATGTACAATCCACTACTGGCGCTATCGTCGGGGATTTCAGTTGGGGTCCAGTTAGAAATCCAGTTCTCGTTTCAAACGAAACTGAACTTGTTACGACCTTCGGTTCACCAGATTCCGATAACACAATAGACTTCCATTCGGCTGCCTATTTTCTGAAATATTCCGGCAATCTGCATGTTGTGCGTGAAGCTACTTCCGCCGCAAAGAACGCGTATGATTCCGACAATGCAACCGTGGCCCCAACCATTCGGGACGAGGACCACTTTGATACTCAGAAATCAGCCTTAGATAGTAACACTCACACATTCGTCGCCCGTTATCCCGGGGAACTTGGCAACTCAATCAAAGTTGAGATGTGCCCGGTAGATTCCGACGATACAATTTTCGATGCATGGACTTACACAAACGAATTCGATTCGTCACCTGGTACATCCGTATTCTCGACAGCAAGAACTGCGACTAATGACGAAGCGCACGTTATTGTTGTGGACCGTGATGGTAAAATTACAGGTACCGTAGGCACAATCCTCGAAAGATACCCATATGTATCCATCGCAAAGAACGCGAAGAATACCGATGGTTCAACAAACTACATCAAAGATGTAATCAATGGTCGTTCCAAGTATGTCTGGATGGTAGGATTTGGTAACACATCACAATTCGCTACACTAGCCGGCACAGACGCGGATTCGGGTGATAACTTTATCTCCGCCAGCCCCGCAGTCAAAACATTCAACATGACTTCAGGTGTCAATTCTGCCACATTAACCACGTCCGAATTTGCGACTGGATTTGATGAGTTTGAAGATATTGACAACATCGAAGTTGATTTCTTGATTGCGCCAGGTATGTCCGCCCGCGCGGACCAAACCACTGTGGTAAACGACTTGGTAACAATTGCTGGGTCAACACGTAAAGACTGTGTTGCTGTTGCTGGTCCCGCAAGGACTGACATTGTGGCAAACGCAACTCCTGTGGCTGACGCCGTTACAACATCATTGACCTTCACAAATTCGTCTTATCTATTCTTGGATAATGCGTACTTCAAGGTATATGATAAATATAACGACCAATATATCCACATTCCTTCATCCTCTTCAACAGCAGGTGTTATGGCATCCTCTGATTTGAACGCCGCGCCTTGGTATTCCCCAGCCGGTTCTCGCAGAGGTAACTATCATGGCGTAACCGCCTTGACATATTCACCTACCAAAACGCAAAGGGACACATTGTACAAAGCGGGTATCAACCCAATTGCCAATATTCCCGGCGAAGGATTGATGCTTTACGGTGATAAAACACACCTCCGCAGACCATCCGCATTCGATAGAATCAATGTACGCAGATTGTTCCTTGTACTTGAAAGGTCAATCGCAATTGCTGCAAGAACTGTAATGTTCGAATTCAATGACGAGTTTACTCGTGCTGAATTTGTCAACATTGTTGAACCTCTATTACGCGAAGTCAAGGGCCGAAGAGGTATTACTGACTTCCGCGTTGTATGTGACGCCACAAATAATACTGCGGCCGTTATAGATAGGAATGAGTTTGTTGCAGATATCTTTATCAAACCAGCCCGCTCAATCAATTATGTTACTCTTAATTTTGTTGCCGTCCGCACTGGTGTGGATTTCAATGAAGTTGTGGGTACGGTGTAAGGAGATAAAATATGTCCGTATTAGGCATTGACGACTTTAAAGCAAAACTAAAAGGCGGGGGCGCAAGACCCAACCTTTTCAAAGCAACACTCAACTTTCCCTCCTTCGCCGGCGGGGATGTTGAACTAACTTCATTTATGTGTGAAGCAGCGCAATTGCCTGGTTCACAAATCGGTATGATTCCAATACCTTTCAGGGGAAGATTCCTGAAGGTTGGTGGTGACCGAGTTTTCGATGATTGGAATGTAACCATCATCAATGATACCGATTTCTCGGTTAGGAACTCGTTTGAACGGTGGATGAATGCCATCAACTCTCATTCCTCAAACACCGGTCTTACCAATCCTTCGGATTACCAAGTCGATATGTTTGTGGAACAACTTGATAAAGATGGTTCATCTCTCAAGAAGTATGATTTCCGAGGAACATTCCCGGTTTCTGTTTCACCTATCGAAGTTTCGTATGGGCAAAATGACGAAATCGAAAGATTCCAAGTACAAATTGGAGTTCAATATTGGGAAGACGTGAATATCACCACTTAAAAAATGAATAAATAAGAGCTAGGGCAGAAATGCCCTAGCACATTTGTATTCAATAAAGGTATGTTATGGCAGAAAAAGAATCACAAGACAACAAATCTTACTCGATTTTTGGTTTCGAAATAAAACGAAAGAAACCCGAAAACGATAAGGACAAAAAGGCATTAGTGCCCAAAGTAGATGAGGACGGCCCGGGGTATATGACCGCGGCTGGTGCTCACTTTGGTCAGT